AAATGATAGAAAGCATACAGGATAAGATGTCAGATGATGGATTTGTTAGAGCATCATATATGCAGCTTGGTGCAGATACAGGAAGAATGTCCAGTATCAAGCCAAACAATCAGCAGATACCAAGAGATTCAGAGTTTAGACAATGTGTACAGGCTCCCCAGGGTTGGAAGATAGTTGATGCTGACTTTTCGCAGATGGAGTTACGTCTTGCTGCTGCACTGGCTAAAGACAAAAATATGACTGCTGCGTTTCAGCGTGGTGAAGATTTGCATGACTATACGGCTGAACAAATGGGATGTGACAGACAGATTGCAAAGTCCGCTAACTTTGGTCTGCTGTATGGTGCTGGTGCTGAAGGTTTACGAAAATATGCTGGAAGCAGTGGTGTCATCATGTCAAACGATGAAGCTGTAAAGATTCGCGATAACTGGCTCAATACATATAGTGGTATTCGAGATTGGCAGAGAGAAATGAATTATCTTTCACGATCCACTGAAGGAGATGAATGGCCTGAGACTAGAGTTCCAGTATCTAATATGCGTAGATTCTTAAAAGGCGATCTTAATAGAACTACTGTTAGATGTAATACACCGATCCAGGGTGCTGGTGCTGCAATATTAAAGTGTGCATTAGGTAATTTATGGGTCAAAGTTAAAGAAACAGGCGAAGATAAAGTAAGGATTGCAGCAGCCGTTCACGATGAATTAATTCTTCTTGTTAAAGAAGATTTAGCAGATGAGTGGGCTGAGATTCTTAAAACTACAATGGAAAAAGCGGAAGCAAAATGGTTAGGCGATGTTCCTGCATTAGCTGAAGTGTCTATTGGTGACAAGTGGAGCGAAGTTCATTGACAACACAAGATCGTATAAACGCAGCGTTAAAACGAATCCAAGAACTTGAAGTTCTAATTAAACATTGGTCAAAACATAAATGAATAGACTCCCACTGCATAAGTTGGGAGATTTCATAGAAAAAAGAGGTATGTCAGTCTTAGGGCATTGTTATAAATGCAATAAGATTATTTACCGCACCCAACAAGAGGCCAAGAAAGAAGCATCGGACATGAGAAAAAGGGGTAAAAACCATTCTTATGTCTATGCTTGCCCAAAAGGAAACGGATGGCATCTGACATCCATGAAACCAAGGAGTACCACAACTCCAAAAACTAGAAAACCATCAAAAAGCGTACAATCTAAAAAATTAAGGAGGATGAAAAAATGATTGGTATTTGCAAAAATGAACATGGTTGGTATATCTCCAAGCATAATAAACAGCTTGGAGTAAAATACTACAAGACCCTAATGGAGGTAATGCCTGTTGCCTATGCAGAAGAATATTCGAGCAGATCTAATGAAGGATCTGTACAAAGAGATTCCAAAAGCAACCACCAGAGATCTGGGTAGTATCATTGATTTTCTTAAAAAAGCTAGAGAAGTCCGTGAGGGAAAGACTAAAAAACGCAGAGAAGCTAGAAAAAAGTATGTGGAAAAGCAACTTGAGAAAGCCGATTTGCCAATTTGGTGGTAGAGTAGTACAAGAACAACATTGTAAATGGCTCTCAAACACGGAAACAAAAGCTATTATCAGGTACTAATCGACCCAAATAGAGCAGAACTTATAGAAAAAGTAGCTGACAAAGAGGGTATGCGTGGTACTGCATGGGTTAGAAAAGTAGCGTATGAGGCTTTACAACGTGAATTTACTAGCTCAGAATATAAAATTGCTGAAGCCAAAGATGAGTTAATGTGGAGAGAATCTGTACAAAGACGAATTGACGGAAGAAAGCAGAAAGACTAAACATTGTTCCAATGACAGAAAAGCAGTATCACCAAGCACTAGCCAATTTGTCCGATAGATACCTGTTTGAAAATATGCCAAACAGAGAATATGAAAAACAAAGAAATGCTATCGAAACTGCCTACTTAAAAACAATTTACAACAAATAAAAATGAAAAGAATAACATGGGTCGAGTGCCCAGGCTGTAAGATGTACAGCGATCAGAAGGTTGTCCGATCTGATAGAAATTCAAAATTTATAATCATTCGTAGAAGAGAATGTTATGAATGTGGACATAGATGGGAAACGATCCAATATCCTGAGATAATAGTTTCTAAACAACAGGCAGCCTACGCTCGTTGCGAGTGATTCTTTTGGTGCTGTCTTATCTGTCTTATAAGTTTTACTTTTTCTATAAACAAACGAAATTTGTAAAATAATTTATTTTTAATTGGTGGTGTCTGAAGGACAGCTAATTTTGCTTCAAGCTCCAGCATACGCATCATTGCGTTGGACAGTACAACTTCTGTTCTTGCATGATTTTTCATCATATCTATGCAAAAAGCCTTTAACTTATCTATATCATCGCAACTCATGACTTCCCTGCATCTTAACTCAACTGCTAACTGTGTCTCCATTGGCAGAGGAGTTGAGATAAATCTTATGAAGCCATCGTTCTTCATATCACTGAAGATTTGTTGTAGATCCTGGGAACATCCTGGCTTCAATAAATTCGACTGCCTGATCGTCTATTGAATTATCGGTTTGTTTAGCTATAGCTTTTAGCAGATCTACGATCAATCTTTTCATTGCTTTGGACTTAATAAATACCAAAAGAATAGGCTTTAAAATCTTTACCATTTGTATGTAGTATCTACTTCTACTTTACCGCTATTTGCCAAACTTGGCCTCAATCCTTATATTTATAGTATATCACTAAGATTATGGCAACTCAAGACCCAAAAACCGACCCAGAAATAGAAGAGAAAGAGGAGAAAGAAGGTCCTTCTCTTCTGTCAAATATTACGCAAATGATTATACTTTTTTGGAGTTTGGGGGTCATTTCTTACGCATATTTCGGAAATTCAATTAGGCAAATTGATACGACCTTCGCTGCTGGATTGCTGTCGGCAGTGATGTCTAATATGGGATTACAGGTGAAAAACAATGCAAATGGCAAAAAGAGGCCATTTAATGTAGTATCTAATAAAGACAACAATGTTGGTATCAGTAAAAAATGAAGAAGTTACTACCTTTACTACTGTTATTATCAGCACCAGCTTATGCTGACATAACTTCAAAATTTACTACAAGTGTAAGTGTAAAAGTTGACGCTGCTATGACACAGGCAACACGCATGGGAGCATCGTATTCTGCTCAAGGACAAAATATTGGAACGAGTAATACTAACGATCAATTAGGGGGTTTATCTGTAAGTAATGGTGCAGTAACTCTAAGTGCTGGTAATTATTCCATAAATGGTTGCGATTCAGATTGTGCTACAACGTGGTCATTATCGGAATCATTCACAGCAGCCGACACGATTCCAAGCAGCAACACCAGTATTACTGCTGGAACAGTTCCTAACTTTGGTAGCGTAATTTCAACTGTTGCTGGTTCTGGTACAGGATCAGGTGGAACACCTACATCTGCTCATGCAATTACTGGAATAAATGAAGGTGGGGCAGGATCTACTGTTACAGGACAATTCGTAACGGAGCTAACTATAAGATGATTTATGAAAAAGCTCTTATTGTTGCTTCTGTTGTATGCCATACCTGTTAAATCACAACCTATTGTGCCCAACTTCACAACGGGTACGCTTAGTAGCACCACAAATACAACAACCTCAATCAGTGAGACTATTACTTCTACAGATTATTTTGGTAATTCTTATGAGTACACTGTTACTGGATTGGGAGTCACAACCGATGGATCAGTCGCTCCAAATACAACGGATGTTACAGGGACTATAAATGGAGAAAGTCAGACATGGACAGGACTAGATCTATCAACAGACAACAAGCCAGTATTTACTCTAGCCGATCAAACTTCTGGGAACGCATTTCAATTTACAGAAACTTATCGTGGCCCAGGTGGGGTATCAAACGTGACAACGATCCAAAGAAATATAGAGTCAACAAGCGTAGTTACAAGTACCTCAGTGTTCTCTCAGTAATTCTGCTATCTCCTGCACAGGTTTTAGCTAATGCTGTAAGTCAGTCAAACAACGGAAGCGTCACGAATATGGCTGTACAAACGCTTACGGGTAATATGACAACTAATCAGTATGGTGGGAATATTGTATGCCAAGGGCCAACCCTATCTATTAGCCCATTCACCACTTTTGGAGCAAATTACCTCAAGCCTTATC